TGTGTCATCCACATATCTATCTTCAACGAGCCCACATTCTGAGCAGGTTGGTAAACCCTCCGGTGAAAAAATCTTAACACCAAAACATTCTCTACATAAATTTATATTTACCACTGGCTTTTCTTCGGTTTTTTGTTGTAATAGTTTGTCTATGTCAGACCATATAGTTGCCAGCATTGTTTTGTGTTGTCTGATCTTTTATAAAATATTAAAAAACGCATCACTCACTTAGGCGTCTAACGCGCGATTCAATTAAATCAATTGTTTCTTTGAAACTTCTAGCTCCAACCGAAGACGGTTGCCACTCGTTCCAATCTCGGTCTATAGAGGCATAATCGGGTGGTTGAATATTTAGACCCTGTACTTCTGAATCAGGAACGATGAAATCTGCCATCTCAGAATCTGTGTCACTCTCTAAATGCATCTCATGGATTTCACTATCACTATCTTCTATGTCTATTTCTGAGTAAAAAGCGTACATGTCCCCTTCTTCACCCATACGCTTCATATCCAAATCTTCAAACTTTGTACCAGTGGGGTAGTGTTCCATTAAACTATCATATGGTGCTGGAGACAATTCACTTGTATCAACGCTATATATACATGCTGACTTATAGACAGATTCTGTTGGGTTGAGGTAATGAAGACCGAGTGTTCTTCCTGTATTCATTGCTACAACAGCGTACATCTCATCTTCAACACCGTCCTCGTTAACTAGGACTTTAACTATATCATCTTGAATTATATCAGAAGGCACAATCATGCTTAGAGTTTTCCGACAAAAAATAATCAGGGATAATATCACAGATGAAAGTTATTATTTATTCGAAGGAAGGATGTCAGTATTGCGACCACGCAGTAGATCTATGCGAGACCGAGGGTCTAGATTATGAGAAAGTCATGATCGATAAAGAAAAATTGAAAGAGATATGTGGTGGCCCAGTAACAACCTACCCTCAAATATTTATTGACGATCGTCGCGTCGGAACTTATTTTGAATTCCAAGACTACATAGAAGAAGAATATGAACCTATTCTTGCCCCCACTCTGAATCGTTTTACAGTGTTTCCCCTGAAGTATCCTCACCTCTGGGAGCTTTACAAGAAGGCCCAAATGTCTAATTGGACTGCTGAAGAGGTTGATTTCTCAAAGGATATGGAAGATTGGAAAACCCTAAACGATAACGAGCAAAAATTTATCAAGTATATTCTAGCCTTTTTTGCTGGTTCCGATGGTATAGTTTTTGAAAACATAAACAATAATTTTGCTGACGAAGTTCAAATTTCAGAGGGTCGTTCATTTTATGCGTACCAGTCTCACAATGAGATGGTGCACGGTGAGACCTATTCCAAACTCATAGACAAATACATTAAAGATGGTGCCGAGAAGAAGCAACTTTTCGAAGCCATTCAAATAATCCCCTGTATTCAAAATAAGGCCAATTGGGCTCTCAAATGGTTCGATACCAAGTCTCGTTCCTTCGCTGAGCGTCTTTTCGCCTTCGCCTGTGTAGAGGGTATCTTCTTTTCTGGAAGTTTTTGTGCCATTTTTTGGCTAAAGAAAAGAGGACTTATGCCCGGTCTCTGTTTCAGTAACGAACTGATATCTAGAGATGAGGGTCTTCACCAAGAGTTTGCCGTCGAACTCTTCAAACTCTTGAGAAATAAACCATCGACTGAAGTCATTCATTCCATCGTGAAGGAAGCAGTGGAGATTGAGAAAAATTTCATTCTTGACGCACTTCCATGTAACCTCATAGGTATGAACTCAGATAAGATGGCTGAATATATAGAGTACGTGTCAGATCGCCTTCTTAAACAGATTGGCCAACCCCCGATTTGGGGATCTAAAAACCCCTTTGATTTTATGGAAAATATTAGCTTGGATGGAAAAACCAACTTCTTTGAAAAAAGGGTCGGAGATTACGGTAAGTTAGATGATGATTCTGAGAATATTACATTCGATGAAGAGTTTTAAAGATAGTAATAACAATTTGTATAAATGGATAGAACATTTGACATTTTACAATCAGTCGTTGGTGCACATGGACCACTGATTGTAGAATACAGAGATAAACTACACACGGAATCGTGTCATAAAATTGAACAGAAGCATATAGATCAGATGATTAAAAAAATCAAAGATTTTTCTTTTTATAGGATTAGTCAGACTTCAGATAGATCATTTGTTCTAATTGAATAATCCACCATCAACACCGATCTCAAAGGGTTCCAAAACCTTACCAGTTTCAACCTTAGTCGCGACTTCTGGCTCCTTGAAACCAGGTTCGGGTGAAGGTGCGTCAGTCATTGACACGAGAACCTTCTCCTTCTTTTCCTTCTTTTCCTTCTTCTCGACGGGCGAGGCATCAGTCTTGGAACAAGAAGGAGCATCCTTCTTTATATTCATCATACCCCAAACGATGAACATGAAAACGATGGAGTGCACTATGAGACCTAAAGTCGTAGAACATCCATTAGAGGAGGCAATCCAAGATCCAAGGATTCCTCTGACGAAACGAAATGTCGCGGGATTGGCGACGACGAAAAAGGTAAGAGCAGAGATGATCGAGATGATTAACTTGTCCTCCTGCTTCTTACCATTGCACCCACATCCACAGTCTTTAAATAAACCCATGATTGTTTACTATAATTCAACAAAAAAAACTAACTTAAAGTTGAGCCACCTAGAAGATATATAACCAACCAACAATGTCGCTCTCTATTCAGCAATCCTCCGACTTCTCTCCTGCCTCTGTGCAGTTTTCGAAACTTCGCAAGAACAAGAATGGCGGTAAAGCCGTCTACCTCAATGCCGGCGACAACAAGAAGCTGTATGTTCAGCTCCCCTTCATGCGTTCTCCTTATGGTCTGAGCGCTTACACTGATGAGGCTACTGGACGCACCTCGTATTCTCTTGATCTTTCCTTTGACCCCGATAACGCTGAGGCTATGGCTCTCCACGCCAAGCTTACCGAGCTTGATGATATCATCGTAAACACTGTTGCCAAGAATGCTAAGGAGTGGCTTGGCAAGGAGTTCAACGTTGCTGTTCTCAAGGAGGCACTCTACAAGCCTATTGTTCGCCCCGGTAAGGAGCAGTACCCTTCTACTCTCAAGCTCAAGGTTCTCACCAAGTCTGATGGCTCCTTCGTTCCCGAGTGCTACAATATGAGCAAGCAGCTGGTCACCCTCGATAGCATCGAGAAGGGACAGAAGGCTATGCCTATCATTGATCTCAACCAGATCTGGTTCATTGACAATAAGTTTGGAGTCACGATCCGACTTCAGCAGGTTCTCTTTGAGCAGTCTGCCAAGCTACCTTCCTTTGCCTTCCAGGGTCTAGACCTACCCGACGAGGTTGAGGATGAAGTTGAAGTTGAGGATGATATCGAGGAAGTTGATGATCAGTAAAAATTATCAGTTCTAAAAAAATGAAAAATGTTTGAAAAAAGATTTTCTGAAAAAAAAAGTAAAATAAATTTGTCCTTCTTGGTAAGTTGAAAATAACTTCTTACCAATAAGTAAGTATGTCTAATAAGAACATTGAGAGTAACTTGAAAAAAATACTCAAAGGTGAGAAGGCTTGTGTACCAGAACACTTCTTGAAAGTTCCTAGTTACAACTCACCTACCCTTCGTACAGGTAAGGGTAGACCTATAAGTGAAGGTGCATTTGGAAAGATGTACCGTGGAAGTATCAATGATAATGGAAGGCGGTATGTCGCGTACAAGGAGATAGATACATCGGAAACTACTGATGGCGCTTTTGAGTTTGAGTTCAAGGTTGCCGAAAAATTGAAGGAGTTTGCGGTTCCCGAGATGTACCTCTTTAAGAAGTGCCCCATCCAAGATAAAACACCTAAAAAGGTGCGTAAAAAGAATGGTACGTTGGTCCAACCAAAAGAACGTACCAAACCCAAGGATATTCTTTATATGGAACTTCTTGATGGTATGTCGTTTAATTCGTGGTGGCAAACCAACCCATCTCTTGATGCGATAAAGTCTGTAATTGTACAGGTTTTTGATAATCTCTACCGAATTAACCAAAAATTTCCAGACTTCCGTCACCGCGATTTACATGGAGGAAATGTGATGGTTACTCGGAACGAAACCCCATACACTTGGAAAGTTGACCTCGGTCGTAAAGTAATTCGGAACGACCCTGGTGGATCTTTTAGGAGTCGTCTCGGTTCACCTGATATCAAAAAGTATAAGCGTACAAACGCTGGTGTTGAAGCGACTATCATTGATTTTGGTTTATCATACTGGTCCAGGCGTATGCCAAACCCAGAAACGGCTGATGGTGGATATGAGGGTGCGGGTATATACGGACATGGAATAGGTCCAGGTACGATTTACTATGATATTCATAGGTTCTTGTATATCATTTATGTTAAGGTGAGAAATCCTGGGAATCCTAAGGAGCGAGCTATTAAAAATTTTATCGAAGAGCTCATACCAAACAAAGAGTTCCTCGAGTTTAACGGAAAATTCACCAGCCAGGGATATCTACTCTCAGATTACCACGTCGCCCTCCGAGCAAACCTTCCCACATTCAAAACTATTTTGACGCATCCATTCTTAACTGGTGAGGGGAAACCAAATAGACCAAAGACTGTCACGGAGGCTCTCAAAATGCTTCCTAAGGCTAAGACACCTCCCAAGATCAAGACACCCAAGGCTAAGACCAAGACTCCCAGTCCCAAACTCTCAACCACGGAAAGAAAGAAGAAGATGAACAGTGCGATTAAGAGGGCCGCAGCTGTACTTGCGGCTAACAAGAATAAACCCAAAGCCAAACCGGCACCCCGGAGGAGACCCGGTGCTGTACGCCCCAACCCAGTCCCCGAGATTCAACCAGCCAGTCCAAGCCCCAAGGCTAACGCACCCTACGGAGAGATGTCCCCTTCCAATATGATGGAATATGCAGCGAAGATTGAAAGTGGGAGGAAGAAGGCTGCGAACAAGTTAAATGCTAGGATTCAAGCCATCAAGGCTACCAAGGGTAAAACACCTACACCTGTTCGTCTCAAGGAGAAGTTCTCTTTCGTCAATGTAAAGGGTAAGAAGCGTGAATTTGTCAGAAAGTTTGCATACGATAGGGCTTTGGCTAAGAACAAGGCTGAGAGGGCCAAGACCCCCACACCCAAGGCTAAGAAGAATGAGTACTGGAGGTCTTTCGTTGACGTAAACGGTAAGAAGCAGGAATTTGAGAGTAAGTCCGCATATCATGAGGCTAAGCAAAAGAACTTGCAAGCTTACGCCGCCAAGTTCCAGAAAAAGATCAATCGTCAGATACAACTTGGACGTGATGCACGGTTCTCGTTCGTTGACGTAAACGGTAAGAAGCGTGAGTATGTGAGAAAGGGTATGTATGAGAAGGCTCTGGCTAAGAATAAGGCTGAGAGGGAAAGGAGGGCACAACCAACGTGGTCGGAGAGGGCTCGAATGAAGAGGTACAAACGTGGACAACCTTTTAACATGAAGACACCCCAAAACGTAAGGAACGCCATACAAGATGGTAAGAATATGAAGTTTGTTGGGGGTAAATTCAAGACGGTCACACCCAAGGCCAAGACCCCCACACCCAAGGCCAAGTGGTCTAACGCAAATAATAAACAATTCATGGAATTGCTGGCACGGGAAAAGAACGCCCAGAGAAAACTTGCGAATAAGATGAACAAGACAAGGCCTCTCAAGAATGGACCATTAGACCCAGCTGTTGCGTACGCTCTCAAGACCCCTAAGCCTTCCACAGCTAAGAAGGTTGTTAAAAATTATATGAATAAGTTCGTAAATAAACTATCAAACGATGAACGCAATATGCTCAAAAAGAAGGTCTGTGATTAAAGTGTCTGAGTATTATAAATGTTACTCGTCGTTGTACTAATCATTCTAAATGTCTACATTCTCTTAGAGATGGGTAAGAAACCCACTACTGTGGCCACTTCGAATGAAAAATGGGTTGTTTACGGGACCATGGACTGTGGATGGACTCGTAAGCAATTAGATTTTATGAAAAATTCCGGTAAACAATATGAGTTTATCGATTGCGCTAGTGGTGATTGTGCTGGTATGAGTGGTTTTCCAACCATAATTCACCCAGATGGTAAAAAGTCTGTTGGTTATACCGAAGTTTAACGGTCAAGACCGGAGATTACCCTGATGGAAACCGACAGGATGAAAGCATCGAGCATGCTGTTGATAGGCTTGAGCACAGAGATGTGCTTGACAAGCGAGGTGTTCCATACGAGACGAAGGATGAAGGTGCTGATGAGAATAGAGAGCACGAACATGAGAAGCTGATTTACAACATCAGACTTGTTTTCGGACTTGATAAGATTGGCGAACATTTTTACTAGTTACTGATATTTTTTTCTGAGTAAAGTATAAGATGCCCAAGACCAAAAATCTGCCATTAAGTGGGTCGGAACCAAAATTTACAAATCGTCGTTGGGGTTCAAATAAGGGTATACCAAATAACAACTGTTATGCCTATGCCGTTGGGGACTATGAAGCGTACCGTTGGCAAAAATCTATACCAGGTGATCGGTCTGGGTTATCCAATGTAAAACATGATTATACCACATGCAAAGATCTCCCAAAGCGCGTTATTTCAGACAACCCCAAATCTATATACAAAGTTGATGGGGACAAAAAATGTAAAAAGGGATACTATAAAATCATGATGTTTGTCTCTTCTGGGAGACCTAACAGTTATATTCGACAAGGGGATTTCCATTTCTATAAACAACATGGCGTCATCGAATATAAGGTTAAATCGGGAGATACGATTAAGTCGATAGCTAAGTATTTCAAAGTCCCTGAGTCTAGAATCAAGAAGGCTGGGTCATTCAAAGTCGGAAAGCGTATAGTTTTCAAGGCTAATGTATTTAGTCATAAACGTGGGTGGGCAACCGGCCCACTCTTAGGTGATGCTAATGGTAAGGTAATTAAGGATCCACGTACCGCGTCTAGAAAGTATACTCAATTGAGTTACGATAAGTATTGTTCATCCTTCTGCGTCAAGGATAGCGGAATCAAAGTCGGCAAGGGTTATCCCAAGGTCTGATAAAATACTGTTTAAATCTAGGACGTCATCAGCATCAAACGAAACATCAAACATATCTAGTACAGATAGCATAGATTCTTCGTTTAATGACACGACATTTGAAACTTGTGTATAATTATTATGAATCGTAACTTCTACCTTAAATTGGGAAACATCGAACACTCGTCTACAGGTTGGGCAGGTGTTTTTACCTTGGGATTTCCATCTCTCTAGACAGTGGGAATGAAATACATGTCCACAACGAATCGGAGGATTGTTCCTCGTCGACTTGACTTCGTTTAGACATATCGCACATGTCGACATTCTAGAGTATGGTGTTAAAGTTTTTCCTGTGATTTAGCTCAGTTAGTAGATCTTGGAGGCATCTACAAGAGGCTTGTCACATGTGTTGCACTTACCCTTTCCTTGTTCATCTTGAATCTGGGTAAGGAGTTCAGGTCCTTGCTTTTGAAGGAGTTGCCTGTAAGAATAGTTGTCCTCGAAAGGAATGCTATTCTGCTTCATCACGTAATTGTTGAAGAGTTGGGCTGAAGTATTGATAGTGAAACAGCGTCCATCGGCCATACCAAGTCGCTGCGACATTTTAATTACTATAGAGCTAGAAATTAATTTGTCTGTTTGTGATAGTTTTTACCCAAGATTTGAATCCCTTATCTTTCAAATGTTTAATAAATGGATCACATCTGTATCCAAGGAAAATATCAAACACATCAGTGTCCTCTGTTCGTGAAACACGAATATCGGGCTTCTCATTGATGTGTTGGTTAATGATATTGTAAGCAAAAGCAATTTCCTTTAGAGTCTCGGCTCCTGTAATGATGATCTTCCCCGTACTGAAGATACTGCAAGTAATCTCCTTCATCTCATGAGCTGGTTTGAACTTGATTTTTACGGCTGAATAACGATCCGGTTCAAAAGAAACTTTGAAGATATCATTGTAATTTTCAAACCAATCAGCCACCTTTATGAGATTGATGTTGTAGTTGAGACTGAAGTTTGAATTAATCATAACAACCCGGAAAGAATCAACGGGAACTTTGATTTCCATATTCAGAAAGACCTTGAAGATATGAATAAGCTGTGTAATGATACGCTTGCAATCAAAGAGATCACAGCACCCTGCAACCTGGATAGAGCCATTGGGGAAAACCTTGACAGACTTGGTACTGTAAGAATCGTGATAGGTCAGTGTAACTTGATTGTAGAAAGTGGTAGGTTTAAGTTTCCATTCAAATCCCGATGTGTTTGAACCACATCGCTTCATCTTGTATGTACCAATCTCTTCAAAAATTCTTCGGAGACGTTTGATGTTAATATTTTGAACAAAACTAGAAACCATAGTGATAGTTGTGATCTTGATCCACGAGGGTTTCAGATCTTCGGGTAAAGCTTTCCTAAACTCATCAATTGTGAGGAGATAGGAAAACGAGTTATTTGCAATAGTTGAATACATTTGTTCATAAATTAAAGAACACTGGAGTACGACTTAGGTGTTTAAAGAATATATTCTTTATGTGAGTAGATGAGTTCTTTCTTTAAATGTGCAAAAGTTGTACATGATGTTGAATCTGATCTCACTTACGTGGAAATCGTGTATGATTCGTACGTTCACGGGAAGGGATATCAAACATTTACCGATTACATGAATACTGAACCCCTAGCAAATTGGCAGGTGTTCGAATCTAAGAAACATACGATTCCGTATCTTAAGTTTTTGGATATCATGGTTTCAAAGACTATAGAGGTTAGACAGAGAATGGGTGAGTTACTACTCGATGATATTCTCATATCTAAACGTGATATCAAAACGTATATCCGTCTTACACATGCTACTAAAATTCTAGATCCCAGCTTCCAGCCACCCATTATAAATATGAAAAGTGCTTGGCAGAGAGATTTTATTATCAAGTTTTGTAAAAAACATTTACATCATTCTATTGATGAATGTGTCAAAATAGATCGTTTAGAGTATTTCTTCAACGTCTTACAATTGATACAACAAGAGCTATGAAAATGGTCATGAGAAAGACGCCAAAGTAGGGAATTCGTTCCTCCTTCGCGACACCAACTTTAACCTTCTCATCTTCGTCGCAATTAAACCCTGTGTCTATGTTCCTTCTAGGATGAATGTTTTTGAACACATTGGTTGGTTTTTCAGCAGTTTCACATAACGCGTAACTGCAATACACGCTTTCGTCCGCACCAATTATACCCTCTCCTGTGGGAGATTTAGAAAAGTTATCAAAATCCCCAGTCTGTCTCACACTTCCTGGAAGGGAAAAGTC